GCGGATGGCATGGTCACGGTAGCGCTGGAAAGATCCACAGTCCCGGCAAAAACGCACGAATCCGGGAAATCAATATCACTATCAGAACCAGTCGCCTCGATTTGGGTTGTGTAAAGGATGTCAATAAACTCCTGCACCCGCCCGGCCGTCGCCGGCGCGGCCACCAGCAGGATCAGGAAAACAATCAGTAGCTTTTTCATTTTCTTTTCTCCTCGGATCGTTGAATGCGCTCGATTTTTGGTCTGGCTTCCTCCAGCTCGTCGAGGATAGCCTGTATCAGCAGGGCCGCGCCCTGTGTCCGATGGAGGGCAGCCCCCTCCATTTTAAGCGAATCCATTGCCAGCACGTGCAGCGCTTCTTGCAGCCGATTGACGACGACCTGAAAATCAGTATCAGTATAAAGCCGCGCCAGGGCCGGCAAGTCGGAATCTTTGAAGCGGATCACTTGCGCAGCGCCTTTTTGAGCGCGTCGAAGCGGCGGAACAGGATCTCCCGGCGGCGCTCGGACTCTTTGCGTTTGCGCTTTTTTTCAATCATGCAGACATCCCTTCGTTAAAGGATGGGAATAATATCGACCGACTCCACAACCACATCACCAAAAGCGACATCTTTCGACTTGCCCAAGAGAAAAACATCTGAACCAAACCCCTCTTCTGCGCCCAGGGCTTTTCTCTTGGAAACCTCTATTTCTTCTTCCTCGCCAGTATCCCGGTCACCCTTACGAAGAGAGACCACGACACGGTATTTCCCTGAAAGATAAAAATGCCTGAAGAGACACAACGTCATCAGGGACACATCAACTTCACTCCCCCCTCTTTTAATAATCTCTTCCGTGATCTTCTTTCCCCATTCATCGTATTCTTTTGCGGGACCATCATAGATAGCTTGAAATACATTTTCGAAAAACGCTTTCTCGCTCCTCTTTTTAACCTCTTCTTCAACAAGGGCCTCTATTTTTTCGAAAAAGTCTTTGTCGTCAAAAGTCATGCAGCGATCCCCCCTTGCAATTGTTGTGTCCCCTGTGCTTGCTGGTTGATCAGCGCCTGCCGCTGCCGCTCCTGCTCGGCGGCCTGCTGCTGTTTCATCATGGCAATTCTTTGCTCGATCTCTTTGCGGCTGGGGATGATGTCGTCAACCGGCATACGGAGCTGCTTGGCTTGCTCGCGAAGCACCTCGGCCCGGCCGGCCAAACCGATGATCTGCATGTCAACCGGGTTGGCGGTCAATTGCAGCCACTGCCCCCGGAACTGTTGCAGGCGCTCGTAAACGAGCATGTATTCCGAGGCCCGCGCCACAACGTGAATATCGCCGGCGTCTTCAGGGGCATCGTAGAGCACAAGATGTAGCCACGTCTCTTCGGCGGCCGGCGAAATCACGCCATTATCGATATGCCGAATGGCGTCCTTCATCACCTTGTTCGACTGCGCTAACAACATCGAAAGCCCGCTGGCCGTCTCGCCGGCGCCTTTGACCTCGGTCGAGCCGTGATCGTAGGCCGGAACGCCCAACTGCTCCCCGGCCTGCTGATAGAAGCGCTCAAAAATCTCCATGAGCGGGCCGGAGATGAGCCGCGGCTGGAAAAACCGCACAGCCGGGTTGTTGGCGTTGCTGATGGCCGACTCCTTGGTCTGCCATACTTTCCCGCCATAAATGCTTTCGGGATCTGTTTCAGAGCCCTCGATGCGGCTGCGGACAACATCGACCTGCGGCATGGCGGCCAGGGCCATATTGTCCACCGCCGCCCTGGCTGCGGCGTTACAAACCCGCTGGCAGTCGCGGATAATCTCGGGCGGCCCTTTGCCCCAAACACTGTTATTGACCTCCTCCCAGCTCGCCCGGTAGATCGGCCGCCGGCCGAGGGGGTGCGGGTTGACCCGCGCCATGACGACGTGGGGGCCGATCAGCCACATGCGGGCATCGTAATCGCGCACAACATCACCCGGCGAGGCGCCCCATTCGGCCAGCATCCAGCCGGGGACCGAGCACCGGATTTCGACCACGTCGATTACAGCCTCGGGGTCAGTCTCCTCGTGCTCCCGCCCCTCGAGACGGCTGCGCTCTTGATCGGTCCAAAGCCATTGATCCAGGCCGCCGATGCCGTATTCATCAAGGGCCGCCTCGATAGCCTCGGAGTCAAACCCCGGCACGCCGTGACACGCCAGCAGGTCCTTGCGACGCATCCGTCGGCGGATACAAAGCGGGCCGTCGTCGAGGCTCCGGGAGCCCGGGCCGGGATAAACATCAAACGGTGAAAGACATTCGTATTCACGGACAATCTTTTCACCGGGCACCGGCACCGGGCCGTGCTCGTCCTCGGCCCAAACGAGGCGACGGCGCTTCCGAACCTCAGGGCCGGCCAAAAAAGCAGCCGGGTAGGTGGTGTAATCTTTGATAAACGCCCGCAATGCATCATAAAAGCCGCCCTCAACAAAAATATCGTCAATCAGGTCTTCTTGGCGCTCGGCCTTGGCGCGGGCCTCTTTTTTTTGTTCAGCCTCGACGTACTCGCGGATCTCGTCTATCCGGGCATTGATCTGCTCTTGGCTTGGCTGGAAGCCTTGCTGCATAAGCATTTGGACTTCGGCCATAACTCTTTGGGCAATGATTTGCTCGCCGCCGGGGCCAAGGTCAGGAACCGGCGTCGGCTCGATTTGAAACGGCCGCTCACCGGCCGGCAGGATGGCATCATTGAGCGCCGCCTCAATGGAGCGGCACTTGATTGCTGTAACATTCATCCAGATGTCGCAGCCCTCCGCTTCCTTGATCGCGGCCAGGTCCTCGGGCTCATACTCGCCCTGCCTTTGGCGCTGGCATTGCAATAAACGCTCTTCGATCTCAATCTTTGCGTCCTTGCAGGCGGTCCAGACGCGCCAACAATGCGCCGCGAGAGCGTCGAGGTCCTGATATGGCCTATTGCCGACAACGCCGTTCAGCGCGTCCCGGCGCTGTTGATCCTCGGCGTCAAGCTGCTCATTGGTGGCGACCGGCAGGAGGGTGTCCTGGGGCTGCATTGCGCTCTGGTAGTCCATGCTTTTGCGCCTATGGGTAATCTATTGCAATTGCAAGCATCTCGTGGTCAGCAGGGCCTATTTGCCCTTTTACCCTTATACGACCGAGGCCCGCCGCTTAATGACTGCCTTTCGTTTGGCCTGCTCGCTGACTTCCATTGGGCCGACAGCGGCCCCGGAAAGCGGATCAGCAAACGTGAAAAACAGCGCCATTGCTCTATCCGGGCTGCGCTTGATCTGGTCTTTGATCTGGTCGGTCGGGGTAATCCGCACGCGGCCGTTGACTGTTGTGTAGGTAAAGGCCAAGAGCTCTTCGATAAGCTCTTCATCCGGCGGCAGCATCGAACCCGGGTCGGTGCGTAGCCATTCGCGGCAGGCCCAACCGAGCTGATCACGCAAGATGGTAAACTCGCCCAACTCGCTCGTCGCCGTCGGCTTGGTGGCCACCTTAAGGCCCGCGGCCAGGCAACCGTTCCGAATCATCTGCGGAGCCACGCCGGCCCCTACGCCCGTGCCATCCACGTGGGAACACTGGATGCGCCGACGCTTGGCCTCGGTAGCGGCCCAATCGCCCACCTCAAGCGGATCCATACTGGATTTTGTGAGCAAGCGCTCCACAAACCCGCCAAAACGATGACACACCACCGACAGATCCGGCCCATACTCGGCCACATCCACGCCCTGAATACCAGCAACGCCGTTCGGCGGATGCTCGCCATTGGCCGCCACATAGACATCCCACCGGCTCCGGGCCGCCTCGACCCACGAGCGGGCGATGAGCTGGTCCTCGGCCTGTTGTGGGTATTTGCCGAGAACCAGCGTCCAGAACACTTGCTCAACAACACGATACCAGCCGGGCTGGAGGGGATCATAACGCCCGCCGCTCTCGCGAGGGGCGTCCACGTACTCAAGGTATTTTGGCAGCAGGAAATAATTTTCATCCGGCGTTTCGCCGGGCCTGATCGGGCGGCAGTATTTGTTGATGCGTTGGACTGTCAAATCGCAAGAAACGGCGCCGCCGGGAATCACATCGCGGCCATAAATGACGTTTGGGTGATTGAGGGCCGAAATCTCAATGACGTTTGCCAGGCCGTCGCGCTCCATGCGGTATGGGGCGCCCTCCTGGTGCCGAGGGTTGTGCATCACCAGTAGGCGAGCGTGGCCGCCCGACATGCATGACTCAATGCCGGCATAGACCGGGTCGGGGATGGCATCGCCTTCGTCGAGGATAAAAAGCAGGTGCGGGGCGTGCTTGCCCGAAAATTTGGCTTGACGCTGGGCATCCGTGCCGCTGGAGGGGATCGTTAAGCCTGTGAGAAAAGATCGTGGGTGTCGTTCCAGGTGGAGTGAAGTTTGGCGGTCGGTGTCGAAAACCTCTGGGTGTTTGGCAACTATTTCGCCTATTTGCCCCCATAGAATAT